AATCCAAATACAAAGTATTCAACTCCGCACACTGTTCTTCTTTATTGCTTAAATCAGATTCGAATTCGTTACACTGGTCGGTTGGTGTTTCGATCTCGTGACGAAGTGTATCGAGTGCAGCTTCAATATTGGTATTCATTATTTATCTCCCTCTCTTCATTCTCTATATTATGTTAAATAAGTATTTTCTTTGTATGTATATCCCTTATAGCGAAGCTTATAGGGATTGACATATGCTGATGAATCAGCTATAATGTAGGTATGCCGTAGGCTATAGAGCTTCGCTAGCGAGATCATCAGATCGAGATAGTTAAGCGACTTGAAGGTGAGTCCCTCGGCGTAGCTCGGGACGCTGCGCCTGCTATCAGATGTCGAAGACTGTTGATAGCTTAAGGAGCCGGGTTTCAAGGCTCCGCCATAGGGTAGCCAAACCCTACCCAATTCAATATTTCCTGGTTACTGTCAGATTTCAAGCATACCCGGGTCTTTATCTGAAGTCCCCTTACTGGCTACCTTTTCAGGTTTATGCGATTATGCGTTATTATAGTATCGAATCAGGTACTTAAATACCCTTCTGAACCACAATTCCCTTATATATCAAAGGCATACCTTGTTCTGGCCTCCAGAATAGGGAGCACTGATTTCTGGCTATATGGGAATCAATGACTTACATGCAATAAACAGTGATAGGGTACTTGACACCGACCTGCAGTCATGAGATACTCTCCTTTCGTAAATGAGGAGATGATTATGGGTTGGTTACAAAATGTACTGGCAGGTGATTCAGCTATCAAAGCAGAGCTTCTTGAGCTTGCACAGCGCAGCCGAGATGAATCCATCCCTTCTAAAGAAAGGCCGCAAGCATCATTTGCTCTTGGAATGGCGGTACAAAACGGAGAGCGTCTGCAAGAAATGATTAATGAGATTGAGGGAGATAAATAATGAATACCAATATTGAAGCTGCACTCGATACAATTCGTGACGAGATCGAAACACTAACCGACCAGTGTAACGAATTCGAATCTGATTTAAGCAATAAAGAAGAAGAGTGTGCGGAGTTGAATACTTTGTATTTGGATTCGCAAGAACGTGTTGCTGAACTCGAAGCAGAGCTGGCCGGAAAAGAGGAATGACTCACTTGACGGTCATTGAAGCCTCTTATGACCGCGCTCTCGGTCAATCTTCAATTAGCCGGTGGTTTAGCTTGCAATCAGACGATTGTGGAGTTTCCGTCCAGGTTTGCAAGGATTGTGTGAGAAAGTACGCGTTATTCACGGATATCGTGACATGAAGCTTGCAATAAACACCGCGTATGCTATACTGGAGGTAAGGCTGGTCGTAGTGATCAGTCTGTAGACAGTAAACAGTAGATAGGAGAAAGACAGATGTTAACAGTTAAATGCTCGAAGAGCGACGGAACAATGCACGTATATGAAGCCTCTGGTTACACGATCAACCCGCCGAAAGAAAACGAAAATGGTAACTGGGTAACTACTGTGGATTCGTGGAAACCCAGTGGTAGTGGTCCAATCCCTCACCAAGTCGTGAAAGAAGACTGGGGTTATGAGGCTATCTTTATTGAAAACGCCGCGGGGAAGACGATTGACATAATCAGACCTTCGGTTGCAGGGGAATAAGGTGGAGAGAGTCGTTACAGTTATTCACGGCAAGACACTTAATCGTGTCGAGTGTTCGGCAGTTTAGTGGATATCGAAACAACAGATGAAGAAGAACTCGCGGTCTCACGGCTTGAGGCCGCGCTTAAGGATTTCCCGAATACGATTTGGCTATTCGCTGCTAGTGGTTCTTTGTATGTAATGAAGAATGGTCCGGACGGCGAGCACGTAGTTGAAGCAGATGGCTGCATGGATAGCGATTATATAATCGGACAACTGTTTGTGGATTGCGACGGAGGAGATTGGTGATGAGATTCGAGGCGTACATTTGCGATGACGGCAATGTTTGGTTTCCTGGAATAGAGTCTTGGATTTTCTTATAAACCATGCAGCTCTAACAAAAGTCACTGACCTACCTGATGATTTTATTCCACCGAGGAGATATCGAAAATGAATTGGAAAGAAGTTTTGGAATCATACTCTCGAAGCAAAGCGCTCGCAGTCTCATGCCTGGTAGTTGTGGTAGCCGGAGCGTTTGCTATTCATGAAGGATTTGGTATGATCGTTCTAGGCATTATAGGAGCGTTCTGGTCGGTGCGCTACTAATGCAAAATCTTGGTAAATACATGTGCGTCACTCACCCGGAAAAGTCGATCACCGGCAAGACGAACATTTGGACTATCTGTGATCGGAGTAACACACCCCTCGGCGAAGTAAAGTGGTTTGGTCGGTGGAGATGCTATGCATTCTTTCCGGAACCTGGCACAGCGTTTAACGCATCTTGCATGGAAGAGCTTGTCATTTTCTGCAAGTTCTGGACGGAAGAACAGAGGAGTAAGTGATGTTTGAATTCATAATCATAACCTGGCTGCTTCCTAATGTTCCGGTTAACGCAAATTCTTTCCTACACGAGTCTCAGCAGGAGTGTGTGCAGTTTTACAATAAGGTGGACACTTTGTTTGAACAGTTTCGAGAAGCGGACGATCGCTTTCACTACGACATATCTGAATGTGCTAAAAAAGAGGAAAAGGATGGCGATGAAATTACACATCTCTGAAAAAGATTTGGTAGTCGGTGCGACGTATCTCGGCGAGTTTTTTTATCCTTTCGTATGGACCGGAGAAGGATTCCTCTGTCAAGCATGTGCGGCATGGGAACTAAAAGATTTCAGCTTTTGTACTCGATACAACGTGTTCTTACCTTACAAGTTGGTGGAGTATCCAGATTCTCTTGGTGGAGACTTGGCAATATTACGACATGCATGTCGTGAGGCGAAGGCCGCTATAAAGGAGGCTTTACCGGATTGGATAAGGAGATTATTTTGAGTGAAGGACATCATACGCAAGAGCAAATTGATAAAGCTTTTGCCGCCATACCGAAATTACTTCGTCTTTTACAAGATGCAGGTATCCAGAATCCGTCTGTAGAACTTCACGCAGATGCATCTGGTAAACTTGTTCTTGGAACGACAATGGATGACTTCACTAATGGACAAATCGAGTTTGCTATGGATTTGGTGAAGAGTCAGCGCCCTTACGACATGCTTGGGTTGTCCGATAAAATAGGCATCACAAGCTGTTGTGGTTTTGTTACGTTCGCGGAAGAGCTTGAGAAAAAGGGAGAGGATAGGGTTGATTACACGCACTATTCTTTGGATGATGGCTTATGAGTAATCACGACCATCCGTGCGAGCACTGCGGAGAAGACTTGCGACATTTAGGCCTGCATCACGAAAAGAACTGTGGTGGCGGACCCGGCAAGGAACGAGCGGATAATGAGCGAGTGACTGATCAAGGATTTACTCCACTAGGCAGACCTTGGATTGTGTGTGCAGCTATCCGCTATGAAGGTGGATTAGTTGTACCCAGCGCCCGTCACTTTGATCGACTCGCCACGATAATTCATCGTAAAATATGTGGCGATAAAAAGGTACCGCACGATCAGGGCTTCATTGATCAGTGGGGTCGATTCTACAACAGAAAAGATGCATTACAGGTTGCATTGCAGAACAAACAATGTTATCGTAACCCTGATGCAGTTTTCGAACTGTACAGCGAAGACCTTTACTAAGGCGAGGAGATGACCATGCAGTACAAAGGACAAGGATTCGACGGCGAGACGATTATTCCGGATGAAGATAATCCACGGCTCGGGAGACAAATAGAGCGCGTGTTTAAAGCTATCAAAGACGGAGCCTGGAATTCACTGGCCAGTATCTCAAAAAGGACAGATTCTCCAGAGAGTTCTGTGTCTGCTCGCCTGCGCGACCTTCGTAAGTTTAAGTTCGGAAGTCATACGATCGAAAGGAAGCGCCACGAGACAGGTTTGCACCTTTATCGATTGGTGCCATCATGAGCCCGATCGCAATCGCCGCAGTATTGGAGTTTCATTTTTTATGGAACCCGAACACAGACGGTACCTACGCAAAGAATCCGGAAGCCATTCGGCAGTGCAGAGCAGCAGGTTTAATTGACCCCCTACGGAGCGCGTGTTACTGGTTTTACGTACGCGCTTACCCCTCTTGGTAAAGAGTTCGTGGAGCAGTTGCAAGCTTTGGTTCCTGGCGACGGCGATCAGTTGAAAATCGTTGTGGAGAAAATCGGCGACATCACCTGCATGGAAATAGAGGGAGATGCTCAAATAATCGGCGAGGCGTACCACGAATTTTTGGTCAACAAACTTACGGAAGACAACCTCCGTCTGACTGCTGAACTGGAAGCGGAGTCTAAACTTGCGGGCCGATACAAAGCACAATACAACCGTGTTTGCAAATCCAAAAAAGGGCTTTCTGCAACTACCCGAGACCTTCGCGCGAGATTAGGTGCTATACACAGTGTTGCGGATATCTAGGATATTATTGAATGATCTGCTGGCCTTTCAAAAGTCGTCGTAGGAAGCTTCAAGAACAACACGAAGAGTTGACTAGGTTGCTTATGCAAATCGCCAATGCTGCGCTAAAGTATCGTGGCCCTGCTAACAACATTCACCAACGTAAAGCACACGCTCGTCATTTGGATCGTTTGCTTGCTGAGTACAAGAAAAAGATGTATTGGAACTAAAGATTTACAAAAGGAGATCGTGCTAATGAAGAGAGTGTTTTTAGTGTTAACAATGTTGCTTTTGTCCTTAAACGCATTTGGACAAATAGACCCGCCTTTCGAGGAAATTCTTCTTGAAATCGAAACATCGAATGTGTTTCTTGAGCAGATAGAAGAGAATACAGAAAGGCCGCTTAAGGTGGTGTTTAAATACGGAAGTTGTTTTATTCTTTTGTCCACTCAAACTACAGGATACTTGGACTATCAAATTCGCACTTCCACCACGGACATAAGACTGACTAACCCGCTTGGAACTTTTGTTATTGGGGTTATACCAGGAACGGATAAAGACAATGCTCGGGAATTTCTCATAGCTGTTTTTAACGATCGTAACGGAACAGAGTTTGTTCTAGCAGATGCTCCTGTTGTTAACACCTCGCCTAATTGCGGAGAGTTTAACGTATTGGCTTTGGGCCTCTAGCTAAGGTGAAACACATGCTCGACTTTCTTATTAACCTTTGTCCTTTTATGTCATTGGAGAGAGGAGGTCGAGCAACTAATTCAGAACTGCGTCGATGGTTTGATCGAGGCAGTGTATATGTAAACGGACAACCGGTTGATTGGAACGCTCCTGTGCCGGAGAAATGGATCAGCTTAGTGTTGCACCCGCGATCGAAAAAGAGATGCACATTATGGTAAATAAAGCTTGCGGTGACGAATTGATTCTGTTATTGTGGTTTCTGAGGAGAGATTTATGTTAACCAAGTTCCTGGACAATCTGGAGACAGAACTTAATCAATATGCTAATAAAGCATCCGATGAGGCGGACGGCACAGATGATCATATTGAGAAGATGTGTGCTCGCTTTAAAGAAGAAGTGTTTCGAGATATTAACTCAGCGATCCACGACGCTCTCGACCGTTCCGTTGTTTATTTGATGGAAGAACGTCTTCCCGAGCTTATGAAGGAGGGTAAGAAATGAAAGAAGCGTTCATCGAAAAGAAGTTTCGGGAAAAAACTCTTGCATTGATTGAAATTGCGAACGTGATCATTGACGAATATCGGGAGCAAGGTTTTACACTTACACTCCGACAATTGTATTATCAATTCGTTGCTCGTGATTATATCGAGAATTCGCAGCGTTCGTATAAGAACCTCGGGTCGGTAATCAACGACGGCAGGCTAGCGGGTTACATCGATTGGTCGGCTATCGAAGATCGCACCAGGAACATGGTAGAGGCTTGGCATTTCTATTCTCCTAAGGACGCCATCGAACAGATGCGTAGTCAGTACATAATTGATATGTGGGAGAACCAGGATACGCGAGTCGAAGTGTGGATTGAGAAAGAAGCACTCGTCGGTGTTATCTCGCGTAAGTGTCGTGAGCTTGATGTGCCGTATTTCGCATGTCGAGGTTATGTGTCCGGTTCAGAAATGTATGCTGCCGGTAAACGCGCTCACGCTCGTTATCACACTTATGGACAACACACTGTGGTCGTTCACCTCGGAGACCACGATCCGTCTGGCATAGACATGACTCGCGATAATGATGATCGTCTTGAGCTGTTAGCCGGATGGGAAGGTGCCCCTTTGGTAAGCCGCATCGCGTTGAACATGAATCAGGTAGAAGAATATAATCCTCCGCCTAATCCTGCGAAGTTGACAGACTCGCGGGCGTTCTCGTACATCTCACAGTACGGAAGTAAATCATGGGAGCTTGATGCTCTCGATCCGAAAGTGCTTAATAAACTTATTCATAACGAAGTCGTTAAACATCGAAACGAAGATCGTTGGGCTGAAAAAGAAGAACAGCTTTCGGAAGAGGAAGACGTGTTAGATAAAATTATTGAGGAGTTGTAATGAGATTCTTACTTGTATCTTTATTGGTAGTGTTTTTAGGCTGTGCTCCGTATCCGTATGTTGATTACTATGATATGGATGAAGCCATCAAGAATGCACCTACAAAAGAAGAAAAAGAGTACTACGAAAAACGAGTAGAGGCTTTCGAAGATTTGGCTGAAAGAGCTAGCCTCTTTATAGAAGATTGGCAGTCTTGTATAGGGGATGCATCTTGTCAAATGCACTGCGAGTTTCGTGGTATGGCTCCGGAGACCGAGATAAGAAAGGTTCTTAAATACGATCTAAGGAAGCGGGTTAGATGGTTTAGACGTATTAAAGGGACATGCAGTTTATTTTATCAAGGGTATCATTAATTAGTTGACACACTATTCTTAATGTGTCAAACTAAGGGTTCTCAAGGAGAAATAATCTAAGCTCAAACCGAGCAAAGAAGACCACCATGAGACAAGACTGGTAAAAGCAGTCAAATCGAGCAGAGAAGGCTTCGAACGACCACGCGCCTATTACAGTTCACACATCGGGCTTCCCGGTCACTGTCTGGAAAAGCTGGAAACCGTAGCATGTAGCTGAAGGACTGAGGGCAGAGCGATCGATCTGCAAGAAGGGCCGTAAACCCTAAAATCCCGGCAGCACCGGGTGCGATAAAGGGCTCTTGTAACAGCGACAGCATCGTATGGATGCTGCGTGATGCTGGTACATAAGAGCAAGGAGAAAAATTCAAAGTGCATCAGGTTCAGATATCACAAATAGTGTTGAACAAGCGGTGGAAGTTTTGAAGCTTCTTAGTATAATATTTTGGACAGTTGCACTGGTGATGTTCTTTGTTGGCTTTGCGGCTGGAAACAATCACTATGGGTGTTTACCGGAAGAACCAGTAATACAGACGGAAAAACCGGTAACACTCTCGCGTCCACAATCCTGTGCTCACCTCTCTCTCGAACCTGATCCAGAGACATGGAATCCGGTTACCGAAGAGTACCCACCAAACGATGAGTGGGAAGAGTGCATGGGCGTCGGTCGCCGATAAAACTTGCAAAGCAACGAAGCTAGAGGTATAGTGAGCAAGACGGGAACGATCGGTACACTGGTAAAAGTATACCCGGACGGACGAAAGTTTCCGGCATTGATTGTTCGTGTTCAGGACCACTTGTCGATCCAGTTCACATATAGTAAACCGGACGACGATAATGTTACTGGCATATTCAGAAACGATGGAGAATGGCACGATGATTTCGAAACCGAAGATGTTTGGGCAGAACGAGCGCCTACAAACAGCGAAAGCGAATCTGGATGCAAGGATAGCGATCGGAACGAAATGGTGGACCGACCGTGGTTACAGCCCGGACGACGCCGACGTAAAGTTCAGGATCGCACAGTCTGAAGCATCCGTTCTCAAAAGGAGAACAAAGTAATGCCTATTCAAGAAGTAATACGCGGCGTCGGCGACAAAGGCATTGCTAAGGTCTGGACGACAGACATCGAAGACTCTGCACGAAAGCAGGTTGAGAATATCGCTTCTTTGCCGTTCATTCACAAACACATTGCGATAATGCCTGATGTACATTGGGGATACGGTGCCACGATTGGTTCTGTTATACCAACTAAAGGTGCGATCATTCCGTCTGCGGTTGGTGTTGACATCGGTTGCGGTATGATGGCTGTGCAAACCACACTTACTGCCACCGATATGCCAGACAATTTACTCAGCCTACGCAATCGAATCGAACGTGTCGTGCCTCATGGCTTCGTTACCGTCCAAGGTCGTAGCGTTAAAGGTTCATGGGAAGTCGCTCCGCAGTCGGTGTGCTCTCGCTGGGCTCCTCTCGAACAACGCTTTAACGCCATTGTTGAGAAGTTCCCGAACCTTGCCCGCAAGAATGCTTTGTCGCAGATGGGAACGCTCGGCGGTGGTAATCATTTTGTTGAGGTTTGCCTGGACGAAGAGGACACCGTCTGGGTTATGCTGCATTCCGGTTCACGCGGAATCGGTAACATGATTGGTCAAATGTTCATCGAACTTGCACGTCAAGACATGCGACGGCATTTCATAAATTTGCCGGACAAAGACCTTGCGTATTTCCCGGAAGGCACGGAGCACTTTAATGACTATTGGAACGCAATGCAGTGGGCTCAGGAGTATGCCTTCGAGAATCGCCAAGCGATGATGGATAACGTGCTGCGAGTCATGCGCGAAGAAGTTCCGAAATCGTTTGCGATGGGTAAGACCGCAGTCAACTGTCATCACAACTACGCCGAGATGGAGAACCATTATGGTGCCAACGTCTATATTACACGAAAGGGCGCTGTCCGAGCACGAATCGGAGACCTCGGAATTATCCCAGGATCAATGGGAGCACGTTCTTTCATCGTCGAAGGACTCGGCAACAAAGAATCGTTCAACTCCTGTTCGCATGGTGCAGGTCGCACGATGTCCAGGACGGAGGCTAAGAGGAGATTCACGGTTACGGACTTGGCTAAACAAACAAGCGGCGTTGAGTGCCGAAAAGACAAAGACGTGATCGATGAGATTCCGTCCGCGTATAAGGACATAGATGAGGTAATGGAGTTTCAAAATGATCTCGTCAGACCGCTTCACACCCTCAAGCAAATTTTGTGTGTCAAAGGATGATCATGAAAAAGATACTTACAATTACTGTAGCTTTGCTCATCTTCAGTTGCCAACCAGCAACAGCGGCAGAAGGAGAGTGGTTTCTTACTGGGTCATTTGAATATCAGATCGACAGCAGATCAGATAGTTTTCTTCAGACCGGTTGTACCTACTACGACAGGATGAGCATATGCCACGGTAGAAATCCGGGGTCTGAAGTAAAAATGGGATATGAGTTCGCTTTCGGAGATTGGCGAAGTAGGTGGTATGTTCCTATATTCCAAGTCGGGTGGAAACACAGATCACATCTGTTTGAGGGCGCTCCTTTTAATGATAATCCAGAGACGCATACCGAAGCTATCTTTCTTGCGTTTAGTCTAGGAGGCTTGCGATAGTGTCATTTGTTAATACTGAAGAAACGTAATGAACAAAGCACTTAACCACAAAACGTGGAAAGAGAGAGTATTTTACGATGATTAATAAAAACATCAAAGACTTCGAGTTAACTCGTCAGAGTTATCTTGGAGAGTGTGATAACTACCCACCGCTAATTGTTCAGCGGCTTCTTCTAAACGGTATGCGTACTCCGGACGGTACTGAGATATTCAGCTATACCGTCCATGATTATGTAACTTACCAAGACAAGAACGGCGAGGTCTATATGGTAGACGGTGGTAACGAATATCTTCGTCGTAGTGTTAACAAAGAACCGGCTGAAGACCTTTCCGTGTACGTGGACGAAGATCACGAGATCAATCGAGAAAATATGATCTGGGGAAGCTATGGTCCAAACGGAGACCAGTCTTTGAAAATTCAGAAACTTTCCGAACTGGACACGGATCACATTCATGCGATTCTAGATACACAGACGCATATTCCGAAATGGAAGCGAGAGTTGTTCGAAGAAGAGCTTCGCTACCGTTCCAATAAAGATGCAGATGAGTCATGAAGACTATTAAAGACGATCAGGTCAAGGTGATTGCTTTGGAATGTGCTTCTCGCATTGGACCGGGTAAAGGAGATGTTCGCGTAGTTCTTAAAAACTCCGAACTATTCGAAGCCTGGTTGAACGGAGATACGACCGAGGTTGCTATACAAATCAAAGATCGCTTCCCATCATGAGTAGGTGGCCAGAGGCAGCTGTTGAAATGCCGGGGCCGGATAATCTTCCGGACTATGTAATATCGAGTTTGCTTTCCGAGCAGGGTCAGGGTGATTGTGTAGTGGTTCCTCAGGAAGAGGATACCGGTATGAAGTGGAGTGACAATCAGAATAACATTTTTGAATGGTTCAAGGCAGCGGCATTAGCTCCTGCCGAGCCACGATCTCTTGTCGTGAAGGCAGTTGCAGGATCGGGCAAGACCACAACGATCTCTGAGGCTTCCAGATATATCCCCGTCGATTCTGCGAGCGTGTTTCTTGCGTTCAATAAATCGATCGCTATAGAGCTGGGCAAAAAACTTCCGTCCAATATTGAGTCTCGCACTTTGAACTCTTTAGGGCATCGCGCCGTTATGGGTAAGTTCGGCCAAGTCGCATTAGACCCAAGCAAGACGATGAAGATAGTTCGCGAGCTGGATAACGTAACAGGCTTCGACGGACAAGAGTACGTCGCCAAGTTTTACGCCGGAGACGTTTGTCAGCTCACAGCTAAAGCTAAGGCGGCGGGCTTAGTTCCGTTTGATAGTCTCAATGGCGACATTGCAGATGAATACAGCCTCTCTGCTTTGCGCGATCACTACAATTTGTATTCTGAATGTCCGGACGATGTTCTGTTCGACTTTGTTGTCGCAGCACTTAAGGATACCATTCAGCAAACGAACATTATCGACTATGATGACCAGCTTTACTTCGTCGTAGCATTCGATCTGCCGGTTCCTCAATACTCGTGGATTATTGTGGACGAGGCTCAAGATTTGTCTCACATTAACCGCCAGATGCTTCGTAAGTTTCTGGCGGCTACAGGTAATCTGATTGCTGTCGGTGACGACGCACAAGCTATTTATGGTTTTCGTGGTGCGGACTCCACCAGTTTGGACACCATCATTCGAGATTTCAACGCCGAACAACTTCCCCTGGATACAACATATCGTTGCCCTAAGAAAATAGTTGAGAAGGCTCAGCAGTACGTTCCTGAAATCAACTGTCCGGATGATGCACCTGATGGTGAAGTCATAGTTCACGATAAGTTTGAGCTTACTGATTTCAAAGATGAAGACTTGATCGTCTGTCGGAATACAGCTCCTCTTATCACATCTGCATATCGGATGATTCGTCATGGTCTTCCGGTTCGAGTGATGGGACGAGACATAGGTAAAGGACTCACATCTTTGATTAAGAAAATCTCCGGACGTGCATTCAAGTATATGTCTATGGGAGACTTTGAGAAGGCACTCAGTCAGTGGATGCGTAAGCAAGTTGATATTGCCAAAAGGCGTGACCAGGAAGATCGTATCGAGGCTATTCAAGACAAGGCCGAATCTTTGTTCGCAATTATCTCCGGTTCAGATGTTGATACTCTGCCGGAGGTTTGCTTTATTATTGACGATTTGTTTCAAGGAGATCGCGGACCCAGGTTTGCGACCGTCCATAAGGCAAAAGGATTGGAGGCGGCGAGAGTGTTTATTCTCGACTCCGATTTGATGCCGTCTAAGTTCGCTAAACAAGAATGGCAAATGACTCAGGAGAAGAATCTGATTTACGTCGCCATTACGCGGGCGAGCGAATCTTTGTGTTATATAGAAAGTAAAAGGCTAATGTAGTGTGGTGTATAATTCTTCTGGTGTTGGTATTGCTTGGTGCCGGAGTCTTCGGGCTCTGGTACTTTTTAGACGCTGTACGCAAAGACGACGAAGAAGCAGAAAAAATGGATGTGTGGTGGATCGGATGAAAAATAAAGAGAAAAGTTGGGCGCTCAAAGCACTCCTTTGGTGGAACAAGAATGTTCCTAATGTAGTAGTCGGATGGGTTTGGGCAGCTAACAGCATATTTCTAATTGTCTATTACTTTAAGTTCAACGGCACCGGAGTAGACTTAGGTATTGGGATTTTCTGTTTCCTGATTGCTGTCCTGTTCTGGAACCGTGCAGATTTAGAGATCAAAAAGTAGTTGACTATACCTCAAGGATAGTGCATACTTCAGTTTGACACTGAAGTATAAGGAAGAGGAAATGGAAATCGTATTTTGGAGCCTGGTCACCAGCATCTTTGCAGGTGCCAAGGCACATAAAGATCGCGTAGCCAAGAGGATGGTCTCGGCCAACGTCTTCGGCATCATAGGTCTTTCCGGTTATGCTACCGCCTTCGCAGGTATGTTTTGAAGCGAGGCCTATACAATAAAGGCAGCATTGTCTGGTTCACAAAACAGTCATGCCACGCTAAAGTTCTTAGGGTCAGACGACCGCTTGGGAAAGCGCTTTATCGATACGACATCGAATGCGACGACGGCGAGGTCTTGGAGTACATAGCAGAGGATCGAATTTACCCATCAGAACTACCGGCGATCCCGGAGGAAAAGGAAAATGGCGGAACAAGCAAAGTACATACACGCTGCAACGTCTTGCAGTTCAAGAGGTCTGGAAGTAAACTATCTGAATCCAAGATTGGACCAGATAAGCTCGGCTGACATAGCTGAAGGACTGTCGAAGGTTTGCCGCTACTCTGGCCAGGTCCCTGACAAATTCTACTCAGTAGCCGAGCACTCAATACTGTGCAGCTACTTTGTTCCTGAGCATCTCGCGATGCAAGCTCTTTTGCATGATAGTGCAGAGGCATACACTAGCGATATCCCTTCTCCGATAAAGCAAATTATTCGAGGGGAAACGGATATTCTCGATAGAATCGAGGACGCACTCACTAGAGTAATTTTCAAAAAGTTCAGCGTCGATCCCTACTCCGATGATGACCCTATTTCTCCCGAAGTTCATGAAGCTGACGCTTACGTGTTTGTCCAGGAAAGAAACCAGATTATGCCAAAAGCTCCGTGGTGGAGAAGCTACGGCGGCGGCGATCCAAACTACGAAGCTATCGCATGTCACGATTGGCGTAAGGCTCGCCAGTTGTTTATCCGGCGATTCAACGAGCTGTTCTATGGATAAGGCAGGAGCAAAAGAAGAAGCAGAAAGAATTCTTCGGAGATTTGTTGGAACCGACCTTACAACCGAAGCCCTTAACGAGATCGAAGACATAGTGAATAGTTTAATTGTGTCTTGGGCGAAGAAGATGTTTTTCATTCACGATGATCAAGGTAATCTTGTAAAAGGAATAAAAATTTGGTATGATCTATTTGACGGAAGCTTGCGGTTTGCATTCAGGTATCCATCACAACTACAAAATATTAGGAGACAAGCGTGATCAAAGCAAAACCTTATCAACAGCAGCCGCCTAATCCAGGAGCTTGTGGGTTTTGTGGAGAGCAATTTAATAATAATCTTCGCGTAGTACACCACAAAAACAAATGCGAAGAAAAGAAAAATAAGGAGGGTCCGAATGCGTTGCAAAGCGTGTAATAACTCAATGCAGGATTATGAGATCGCCTCTAGAAACCCTATATCTGGCGAGCCCGAAGAAATGTGTCGAAGCTGTATCAACCTAAGTTCAAGTTACAGCGATGGCTTAGGACCGCAGGTTGAGATAATGATGGACGTACCTTTATTGGATTTGTTACCTAATGGACCTAAGTCGATGGATAATTAGGGCTTGACATAATCCTGCCGATGTTTTATAATGAAGGGGAAGGTTGAGGAGATATCTATGACCTTTGAATATATGGGTTATAGCCCGTCCCGTCGCCAAGAGACTTAATGCTAAGGGCTCTCGAATTAAAGGACAGCATGATGAAAACTACAGATAACATATCTCCAACCGAAGCTGACCCCAGATAACTGGGCGTAGCTCAGCTTGGTAGAGTCCTGGCCCTGGAAGCCGGTTGTCGCAGGTTCGATTCCTGCCGTCCAGACCAAATCATCCCCGGAGTTTTCTAGCTTCGGCCAACCAGTCTTCAAGAGGGCTGGGCTCTGATTACCGACAAAACGCGAGAGCGACAAACTGGTAGTCTAAAAAGTTCCTGGCGACTCTCGTACAGCCGAGGAATACCGAAAAGGTAAGGTCGAGTCGTTCGTTCCTACTAACGTAAAGTAGCCTGGGCCGGTCACTACATCACCGCTTGATTAAGTTGCGAGAAAGGTGTAAGGATTTAACGGATTGACCAGGAAGAATTCAGTCCGCGAAGATCGACGGGCGTATACAAAAATATTGATCGCCATAGCAGAGAGTATCTGGTGTAAAGTTTAAAGGCGGACGTGTAGCGAGTCCGAAAGGATGTCCGCCCTTGCCCTCGGCAACGAGACCGGTCGTACCGGTTATAAAGAGCATTCGCAGAGAGAGAGGGAAGCCGCTTCATTCGTGTTGCGGCTTTTCTTTTGATCGTACGATTTAACATAATCTGGGATTGATGATCGGAGGATAGTCAGTCGCGGAAACCGAGCATGGTCTGGCCCGCCTATGGGCTATCTCCTCCTCGCCCTGCTCAGGGGCAACCTGGATGTCGGAGCCTCTTCTTGGGGCTCCCATCCTTTTCTTTTAGAGGAAGAGATGGACGATTTAGACCAAGGCTTATTTGACGACGGCATGATCGTAGAGGCAGCGGATGTAATTCCCGTACCTCCGGTTGTGGGCGTAGTTCATGGTGGAGATTCTTACGGAGATACCAGTCGTCTAACGATCCACGATTCAAATGATATAGAGCCAAGTCAGTCTCTGGTCACCCCTCCTGAACTTTATGATCGCGTTACAGCAAAGGTCGCTCCAGACGGAAGCCCTTTAACACCGAACCAAATAGCGAGCCCTCATCTGTGGCGAGCGGGTGATCCGCGTCAGCCAGGTAGCGGCAAAAAAGCAAAGAAAGCCAACCGTATTAACGTGCGTGAATTGGTTAGTAAACTCTCTTGTGACACGATGCTTGATCCTATTGAAGTTCTGTTCTACATTATGAATGCGAACGAAGAATCTAGACATCATCTTGGACTTCGTAAATCTGATCGTATTTCTGCCAACCTACGAGCGAAATGCGCTCAAGAACTATTGACGTACATGGCACCCAAGCTGAAGTCAATAGAAGTCAAGACGGATGATGGTCTCGGAGAGAAAGGAACAGGTATCCAGATTTTCTTACCGAAGAATGAACGAGAGCACGGTGCTGTTGCTGAACAGCCGGAACTTGTTTTACCTACTAAGGATGGAGTTTCTATTCCATTTTCTCCAGAGATAGCAGCCCAATTGATATTGAATATCGAGTCCGAAGACGATGAGAACTTACCGGATTGGGCGGACGTTTAATGATAAACGTGCTCGGACCACAGCCGGGTCCACAGACGGCATTTCTTTCCTCTACAGCGGATATCGTTATTTATGGTGGAGCGGCAGGTGGAGGAAAAAGCTTCGGTCTGTTGCTAGAGCCTCTTCGACACAAAAATAATCCTGATTTCTCTGCTGTAGTCTTTCGACGCACTTCACCACAACTTACTAACCCGGGTGCGTTGTGGGACGAAGCTGCGAAGATGTATCCTAAAACAAGAGGTACACAAAAGAAATCGGATATGGAGTACCACTGGGGAGAAATCGTCAATGGTGTTCGAGATGGAATGAAGATCGCGTTCCGTCATATGGAGCACGAGAAGAATAAACTCGATTGGCAAGGGGCTCAGGTTCCTTTACTACTGTTCGATGAGATTACTCACTTCACAGAGAGTATGATCACGTACATGTTGTCTCGTAACCGGTCTTCTTCTGGAGTACCCGGTTACATGCGAGGCACTTGTAATCCTGATCCGGATTCGTGGGTTCGTACTTGGATCGATTGGTGGATCGGCGAAGATGGTTTTCCGATACCGGAAAGAGTAGGTGTAGTCCGCTACTTCATTCGTATCAACGACGAAATGATTTGGGCCTCCACACGACAAGAGTTAATCGACACGTACCAGCCTAAGGATTGTTCCGTGGAAGACGAAATTCTTCCGAAGAGCTTTACCTTCATTCCGGCTACGATTTACGATAACAAGATTCTGCTCAAAAACGATCCTAGCTATCTTGCTTCTTTGAAGGCTATGACAAGAGTAGAGCGCGAGTCGCTTCTTGGAGGTAACTGGGATGTTCGTATATCGGCAGGCAGCTACTACGATCGAGCCTGGTTGACCAAAATGAATCGGGTTCATCCTAATTCTGTATATGTTCGTTTCTGGGACCGAGCCGCATCAATACCGTCTGAAGCTTACCCTAATCCAGACTGGACTGTAGGCTTGAAAATGGCCAAGCAGCCAAAAGACTGCACTCCTAGGTATGTTATTTGTGATGTTCTTCGCGATAGGCAGATGCCAGCAGGGGTCCGTAAGATGATTCTTGACGCCGCAGACGCGGACGGAAAGAAAGTTCGAGCGGTGGTTGAGCAAGAGCCTGGTTCGTCCGGTAAAGCCGATGCTATCGACATCGTTAATAAGATCGTGAAGATAGGAAAAGAGGCGCGCAAAAGACGCCCTACCGGAAATAAGCTCGACAGATACAAACCTTTTTCTGCTGCTTGCGAAGTCGGCGACATTGGTTATCTTATCGGCCCTTGGAATGCTGCTTTCCACAAAGAGAATGAAAACTGCCTCTTTGATGATAAAGACAACAGTAACAAGGACGATCAACCAGATTCAGCATCCGGAGCATTTACAGAACTAAAGGATAATATGGTGATTCCTGATTTCAGTTTGGACGCGAGTTTCGGGAAACAGATTAATCAATTTGACAATATCGGAAATTAAAGCTTGACATTATGTTAACTTTCAACGATAATAGGGGTATAACCAAAGAAATCTTGAGGAGAGCCCTGTGGTTTTAAGAGCCAGAGACACGCTCCCTCGGATTCCAGTCGGAAGAGAGATCGGAGTCACCGGTCTGCACGAATTCGACGGCGTAATCCACGAAGAAATACTTCGCAAGCTTCAATGGCCAATCGGCAACAAAGTTTGGCGCGAGATGAGCGACAACGACTCCGTAGTGGGAGCAATCCTATTCGCGGTGGAAATGCTCATCCGAGGAGTGAAGTGGGACGTTGAGTCAGCCGACGAAGACGATCCTAAATCGAACGAACGTAAAGACTTTGTTCTATCGATGCTCGATGATATGGAGAAACCTTTCTCCGAAGTCATCAATGATATTCTAAGTTTCTTACCGTTTGGATTCAGCGTACATGAGCTGGTCTACAAACGGCGTAACGGCCCCGGGAAAAATCCCAAGTTCAACAGCAAGTTTTCTGATGGACATTGGGCATGGCGGAAACTTCCGTGCAGAGCCCAAGACTCGATCCAGCGATGGATTTTTGACGAAGAAGAATCTTCTGAAGGTCACATAACCAGGAGCGCTCTGAGAGGAGTTGTTCAATTACCGCCGCAAGGTGGAACCGAGATTAGTATCCCGGTTGAACGCTTTCTTCTGTTCCGGGTCAACAGTAAAAAAGATAATCCAGAATCACGATCAGTGCTTCGAAACGCTTATCGTCCTTGGTTCTTTAAAAAGAGAATCGAGGAGATTGAAGCGATCGGCATTGAGAGGGATTTGGCCGGAATCCCAATAGCGTTACTTCCTCCTATGTATATGGAGGATGGTGCAACCGATGATCAGAAAGCGGTTCTTAATTCTGTAAAGGAACTTGTTACCAGCATTCGTAATAACGAACAGGCTGGTCTTGTGTTTCCTCTGGCATACGACGAGAGCGGCAACAAGCTGTTCGATTTCAAACTACTGGGACGTGAAAACGGATCAGGCAAAGCGTTTGACACCGAGCAAGTTATTCAGCGATACGATAAGAGAATCGCTGGTACCATTCTCGCCGATTTTATTCTGCTAGGTCAACAGTCCGTTGGATCGTTCGCCCTTTCAGATAACAAGACGAAGTTGTTCGCCTCCGCAATTGGCGCGTGGTTGGAAAGCATTGCTTCAGTCTTCAACGGTCAAGCTCTTCCCCGATTATGGGATTTGAACAACTGGGACTTAGCCACTATGCCGAAGCTTACCTTCGGTGATATCGAGAAGCGAGACTTAACGAGTATCGCAGATTACTTCTCGAAGTTGGTTGGAAGCGGCGCGATACTTCCGGACGAAGATTTGGAGAACTGGATGAGAGGCTTGGCAGACGCACCCAAACGCGACAATGAATCCACTATACTGGAGCCCTTAGATGGCGGGAGCGAAGCAGACGGAGCAAGCGGATAAGCTCAGGGAAGTCGCGGAAGAGCATGAAGCCCCTCTTCGAACGGCAATCGTAAAAGCCGTAGCCGTAGTTAAGAAGGCTGTGGTCATATCCCAGCTTTCCGAGGCTCTGAACGATGACGATGAAGATGCTGCACTCGCAGCTACTAAGATCGACACACTCAAAGAAGAACTTAGTGGACCTCTTACACTTGGCGTAATAGCTGCACTGTTTGCAGGTTCCGACCTGGCACGTTCAGAGTTGCCAGCAACACTCCAAGCTGCCGGAGGTGCCTTCGATCCTCTACAAGACGAAATTCAGAAATGGATTCGCACTAACGGCGCAAGACAAATAACACAGATTTCTGGAGGTTCTAAAAGAGCTATCCAGCGCATCATCGGTGAGATGATAAGTAGCGGAGAGAGTGCTCGCCGTGCTGCAAGACAGATCAGGGATGTTATTGGCCTGACCGTACCGCAGCAAAAAGCACTCGCGCGTCAGCGAGCAGCAATGGTCGAAGCCGGTGCAACCAAAGGCGTCATTGAACGAACCTTGGCTACGCGATCGGAAGCGATGTTGAACGAAAGAGCATTCGCCATTGCCAGAAACGAGTCTTTCATAGCTGCGGCTCAGGGAAGACAGATGTACTGGGAACAGCTCGTTGGACGCGGCGTACTTGATCCAGACACACTCAGAAAATGGATCACAGCAGAAGATGAGCGTGTATGCCCAATTTGTCGGCCAATGCACAATCAGATTCGCGGCCTTAACGAATCATTTGAAAAGGGCGAAGGTGGTACTACATTAACCACACCAGCTCATGTGACTTGCAGATGCAGCGTCATTTTGATCAATCCAACACAGCCTGTGGAAGACGAATAAGATGGATCGAATGAAAACCCTGAAAGCTCTCGCCAACGGCGAAAGCATCGAAAAGGGCGTCAGCCTATCCAACATAGCAGAAGTTGGTGTGTTGGCCTCTAAGCTGCACAAAGCACTTACAGCCCCGGAACGTCCGCCATCGACCGTTGAGTTGATACTTGATCAGTTGAAGCAACTTGTTAAAAAATCACAAGCTCCTGTTGAAGACAGCGCGGACACCTTACAGTTTATAAGCACCCCTGTTGTAGTAGACGGGGCCAAGATAGCCAAATCAGTAAATCAAGATAAAGGCCTTATTACAGCCATCATCTTGAGACCAGACGAAGCCGACCTTCATGGAGATATTTACTCCGCCGATGAAGTCGAGAAGGCTTGTCACAATTTCAATACGGTCTGCCGACAAACCAATATTCAGCATACGAAAATGGCCGACTTTGACATGGTTGAGAGCTTCATAGCTCCTGCCGACTTTGAGCTTGGTGAGGGCATTGTTAAAGCCGGAGACTGGCTAGGAACTATGTTCATCGACCCTTTGAAACATCAAGACACTTGGAGTTCCGTAAAAAGCGGTGACTTCACAGGATTCTCAATCGGCTGTAAAGCCAACGTGGAGAAATTATAGTGGGATTTGAAAAACAACAACGACCGATTCTCCAAGAGAGGTATATAACTGGAGAGCAAGTTACGCAATCACGGTGGGTTGATGGTAAAATTATTTACCGAAGAGCAGCTGTACTTGTGGGCGGAAATGGAACCTCTACATTAACCATAGCAGCACTTGCTAATGTTTTGGAGACTTTAGTTCGAGCTGACGTATCAGTGAATGACGGCACAAACCTGGAAATTAACAGCGGCTCCGCAGTAGGGGTTTTGGTTGTTGAAGGCACAGGAGCCATAACCGCTACTCATACAGGTCAAGATTACACCGGAGATGATCCGGTATTGGTCCTGGAATACACTAAACAATAAGGTAGTGTTCGATGACTAAAGCCATCCGTAGACTATTTGATTTTGATTTCACTAATAAGGATGCTCACATCGCACTTGTTGATGTAGCTGCTAACGGCACCAGCATTCTTGTGAAAAAGAATTTTTCGGATTTCGATAAGTTTGACCGTGAGTCAGGCGAGTTCGTTCCTTTAACCGAATCTGGATTGCGAGTGAATATGTCTCTCGAAGATATCTTGATGTTCTTCACTAATTTGTTTCCTGAAGACATCGAGACACTTACCGCATCCATAACTAAAGCCGCCGATGGCAAAGAACTTGGTGATCTTCTTGAGGAGTCTGTAAAGAAAACTCAAGTGATTCCGATCGATGTCTTCTCGGCCAGACGACAGGAGTTCCAAGAGAAGCTGGCAAGCCTTGATGCAGAGGGTATGAATGCCCTGCGCGAAGCTTCGAAAGTTATCAAAGAATTTCTTGACCGGGGAACTACACCGGGAGAAACCGATGATGGTTCCCCAACCCCAGACAATGTGGAGAAAACAATGACGGACGAAGAAAAAGCCGCCGCTGCACTCGCCAAGAGCGCTGAAGAAAACGGTAATACATCAGATGTGTCTGAGGGTGTTCCTGCCGATGTTCAGAAGGCTCTTGATGAGAGCAAGGCAACAATTACGAAGCAAGACAAGCAAATCGAAGCCCTTCAGAAAGCTGAAGACAATCGAACTACGGCTACCTTCATTACTAAGGCTGCTGGTTACGTCACGAAGGGTGCAACTCTTCCTGAAGTAGAAGAGGGCAAAGATGCTACCAACGAGTTTGGTTTGGCTCTTAAAACTCTGTCAGTGGCTGCGCCTGAAGCTTATGCTCAGGTAGAGTCAGTGCTTGAGAAGGCATTCGATACCATCGAGAAGGGTGCTAACCTGGAGTCGGTAGGTGGAGATGGCGAACCTGAGCTTTCTGACAACGCAACTAATATCGCGAAAGCTGCGACTGAAATTCGAAAGAATCAGCCGGAGTTGACCGAAGAGGAAGCGGTCGCGAAGGCTCTGGATGATAACCCAGAACTTTACCAAGGCTAATTGATAGCGGGAGAAATAATAAATGGCTTTTAACGCAGTAAAAACGGATATCACGCTTCCCGCGTCAGGTGACCTGAGTGCAGAGCAATTCCGGGGGGTTGTAGTTGACTCTTCGGGTGAAGCTGCTGTTGCAGGTGCGGACGTTAAGGTGGCTGGTATCCTTCAAAATAACCCCGATACAGCCGGTAGAGCTTGTACCGTGCAATATAAGGGCATAGCCCAATGTAGAGCCGATGCAGCTATTGCCGCTGGTGTTCGGGTGTTTACAGATGCCAGTGGTGATGTTTCTGCTACTGGAACTAATAACCCCGTAGGTACGACTCTTGAAGCCGCCTCCGGAGCTGGCAGCATTTTTGCTGTTCTACTTGATTAAGAGGGGAGTAATAAAAAATGCCACAACCAACCTCCAGTGATGTACATGTCAACACACCGTTGACTAATATCAGCATCGCTTTTATTCAATCCCAGGACGCTTTTGTCGCCAGCCGGGTTTTCCCCAGCATTCCGGTGAAGAAGCAATCCGATCGCTACTACACGTATGAACGTGGCGATTTTAACCGTGACGAAATGGAGCTACGCGCCCCAGGTACAGAGTCAGCAGGTTCCGGCTACGCCATCGACAACACGCCGACGTACTACGCCAATGTCTATGCATTCCACAAAGACATTCCGGATCAAGTCCGTGCTAACGCTGATAGCGTTCTCGCTCCTGATAAGGAAGCAACCATCTACAACACCCAAAAGGCTCTGTTGAAGAAGGAAGGTATCTTTGCTGCCAATTATTTGGTTGCAGGTGTATGGACGAATGACGAAGAAGGCGTAGCTGCTGGGCCTACAGGTCCACAGTTCTTGCAATGGAATGATGCCAGTTCGACACCGATTGAGGACATCCGTACAGCAATGACGGTCCAACAGCAGTCTACGGGTTTCCGCCCTAACACGCTGGTTTTGACGCGACCTGTATTTGATGTATTGATTGATCATCCGGATATTGTTGACCGTGTGAAATACGGTACGCAGGATTCGCAAGGTTCTGTATCTTTGGTCGATGTACCGGAACTCCAGGCACTTTGGAAGATTCCTCGCATCCTGATCATGGACGCTATCGTCAATACTGCCGACAAAGGTCAGACTAACGCTCATGACTTCATCGGCGGTAAGAATGCTCTGCTCGTTTACTCACAACCGAATCCGGGCCTCATGGTTCCTTCGGCGGGTTACGACTTCAACTGGACAGGGCTTTTGGGTTCTCGCGCCGGTATCGGTACTGCCACAAGTAAGTTCCGAATGAAAGAACTGAAGTCTGACCGTGTTGAGATCGAAATGGCATTTGACCTCAAACTGGTTGCAGCTGATCTCGGAACTCTGTTCCGTACAGCAATCGCGTAAATCAACGATTAACCTGGGCGGGTGCGTAAAAGCATCCGTCTGGGTTTTTCATACGATTAAGGAGTAAAGTATGGCCCAACTAAGAGATTTCAACCCAAAGGCTCCTGTGGTAGTTCGCAGAGTCTGCGGTCTGAAACTAGGAGGCCGACTTTACACTCAAGGCGAGTCCATCCCTGACGACTGTATTTCGGTTCGGAAAAGGATGCAGCTTTATAGGCAGAATGTTTTGTGTCATCCGCATGAGTTGACTATTCCTGTCGCTGCAAAATCCGAAGAAGAGCTACAAGAAGAAGCCGAGGCACTTGCCCAGGCCGAGAAAGAAGCTCGGGAAAAGGAAGAAGCCAAAGCTCAAGCCGAGCAAGATGCTGCCGTAGCCGAAGCAGAGGAAGCAGCGCAAGCTGCCGCCGAAAATTCCGAGGACGTAAAGCCTGAAGCTGGCAATGGTGATGACGCAGCCGCGAGTGTCGCGAACGTATCAAATACCCAGGAAGGTGAAGGGGAGTCTTCGGATAAACCTAAGGACGGCGAAGAGGGCTCTAAGAAGCCCGCGAAGCCAACTAAGAAAAAGCGGCCTCGGAAGAAAAAGTAGCAAGTCGGACAAATGGCTACCTGGAGCTACAGCGGAGACCCACAGACGGATAGTAAAGATGCGGTAAGATTTTTGGTCGGCGATACCGGCCCAATCGCACCCTCTACTGCACCGGCTTGGTTGCTCTGTGACGAAGAGTATATTTATCTTCTCACAGAATATACCTCGCCTCTTTCCGCAGCAGCCGCAGCCGCCGACGCACTTTGTGCGAAATTCGCTAGACAGATTGATGAACTAACCGGTGATCTTCAGCGCAAATGTTCTCAAAGATCGAAGGCGTATGGCAATTTAGCGGACAAGCTTCGTAAGCAAGCGTCTAATCCTGCAACTTCAACTCCGATCTCATTTGGTGGTGGTATCTCTTGCCGAGACATCCAAACCAGAGAAGAAGACACAGACAGATTTCCTGATATTTTCCATATTGGTGAGAACGACTCTCGTAAGGGTCTTGGTCTAAAACAACAATCAGACAGAAGATTTGGAGGGTTTAATAACTAAAGGCTTTATATGTCACTCAGCGTTATAATAAAAGTTAGCGAGTCGAGTGCCAGTAAGAAACGTCTTGAAAGAATCAGAAGGACTTTTATCAAAGCAGCTAGGTCTAAAGTAGACATTGGCTTTTTTGATGGACGACCTCACCCGGCAGACCCTTCTTTCACAGAAGCGACAATCGCCGCGATAAATGAGTTTGGTGTTCCTAGCCAGAATATCCCTGAACGACCCTTCATGGCCACTACCGCCAGGAACACTAAAGTTGGTGTGCATATGGGTTTAGAACTCAAGCGCATCCTGGTAAACCAAAAATCAAAGTTTAGTTGGGCTAAGGTGGGAGATTTCTATGCCGGAGAAGTTAAGGCAACGATCGAGGGATTCTCACAACCACCGAATGCACCTTTAACAGTTTCATTGAAAGGCTTCGATAACCCTCTTGTAGAGACGGGACACATGAAGAATCACGTCCAAAAGAGAGTCAAGATAATCTAATGGAAACCGAAGCCTCGTTCGAATGCATAGCTAGCAAGACGGTTTCAAGGATTCGTCATGCATCTAGCGGGTATGACGCGTCTGGTGATTGGATTGCCGGGGTAGAAGACCCGGTTGATATTCAAGCTGTAGTTCATCCGGTTACAGCAGGTACAAATCTTTCGGAGAGAATGATCCGGGAGATAGGCAACAGCCGAGATCGTAAGTGGGTAGTTATTTACTCTCCGCCTCAAGACACGCAAAGGTCGCCAGAAGTAACGTGGCGAACATCGAGCGAATCAGGGCAAAACGAAGCGGATATCATGATTTACAACGGACAGCGTTATGAAATCATGATGATTGATGAGTGGGAAGCGGGTGTTCTCGATCACATCAAGGCGATAGCTGTAAGGCTGGATGTTCGCGATGGCGATTAACACAACTCAAATTGAACGAGAACTTATTCCGGTATTCCAAAGTTTGTTCCCTGCACTTGTTTCTGATCCATCGATAGACATACGTGTCATTCGAGGAGAGCAGACGAAACCCAGGCCGAACGAACTTACCTACATCGACATAAGAACAACAGATTTTCGGCAAGTAGGCCGTGAAGAAGTTGGACCGACAGATGCAACGTCCAATCTTACTAAAGTCGAAGCAAATTATCGACTTGAAATTCGAGTGCGATCAACCGGACAAAAAGCTAAAGAAGCAATCAGTATAGTCCAGTTCGGACTTAATCGACCTGACATACTGGACGCCTTTGAAGCACTCACAACACATCCGATCGCCTTACAAGATGATCAGGATATAATCCACATTCCTTTACTTGTCGAAACCGAGTATGAGGAGCGAAGTCAGATGACGATAGTTTTCTACCTTCAAACGGAAGAAGACATCGACCTCGGTACGATCGAGAAATTGGACGATCTTACCGGTACTCTTAGCGGAGCGTCATCATCACCAATCAATACAAGTACAGGTCCGATTGACCGAAATGCTTAGGAGCTGATATGAGTCTCAGTGAAATTGTCAATGTAAATGTTAATGTCGAAAATGTGGCGGTTAGCAGAGCCAGCTTCGGCACGATGTTGCATCTTGGCCTACACAAAGTTTTTACCGAGCGGCTGCGTTTGTATACCAGCATTCAAGGCTTACTTGACGATGGTTTTGGTCCGTCGTCCGTCGAGGTAGCGGTGGCTACGGCTGTTTTCAGTCAAGACATCACCCCCGAGTCGATCTACATTGGCCGACAACAGTCGGACCAGGTAGTTTTGACAGTAACCACTGTTGCTGATAATACGGACTACACCGTAACCATTAACGGAATACCCTTCACCATTGATTCTGGATCATCGGCAACCAACATAACGATTGCTCTTGCTCTTGTAACTGCCATTAACCTCGGCGGTGAGCCAGTAACAGCTACGGATAATGTGGATGGAACATTCGATCTCGATCCGGATGTTGCAGCCACTCCTTACAGCGCAACACACACTGTTAATTTAACGTCTGTTGTTGATCTTGCTGGAGCAGAAACTCTTACTGTCGCCATCGCAGCCATTCGAGCTATTAACGACGAATGGTACGCCTTGACAATGGAGAGTCACCTCGTCGCCGACATCGCCGAAGTAGCTGGTGTCATCGAGCCGCTGAAGAAAATTTACGCATACTC